GCTACGGGCGGTGCAGGCAGTTCAGGTCAAGCAGCAAACTATGTTTCTGGCGTTGACAATGCCCAAGATTTTCAAGAATTAGAATCATCAGCAAAGATGAATAAGTCAGGCGTTACAACACCTAAAGGTGTAGGTGGAAAAGCACCTGTAATGAACATGGATGAAAAGCGTGTTGCACTTGATGCACCAACACAACGCCCAGATGAGCACCCAGCAACGGGAGCAGCAACTGGTCCTGGTGGTGGTTTGGAACTTCTACCATCTACTGCTTATCTTCAAGCACAAAACAATGAGGACATGGCTAAACTTGCAGCCTTGCTTCCCATATACGCTCGCATCGCGGAGATGCCTAATGCAAGTAATGCAACTCGTAACTTTTACCGCGCTCTTAAAAGCCAAATAGCAACGCCAACAGTATGAGTTGGTTTAATTCTCTTGGCAAGATGGTTAAGGGCGTAGGCGATTTTACTGGTGTAACTGGTTTATACCATGACTTGTCTACCTCAATGTCTAACGATGACCCTTGGTATGTTGACAGTTTAAACATAGCAAAAGACATTGGTAAGATTGGCACTACTCCAGTGCGTGCTGCCGTTAAGGGCGTACTTGCTGTAGGTGAAAAGTCTTATGAAGTAGGTGGCGTTGCACGTCAAGCCATTGAAAAGGGTATCCTTGATACGCCTTTAATGTATAACAAGTTTAAGAATACTGATGAAACATACGATGCTTACAAGGCTCGCGTTGATGCAAACAAAGACCAGATTTCTTTAGGTCAGGCAACACTCTCACTTTTATCACCTGGCAAAAACTCAGCAGACCGTAGCGGTTTCTTTCAAGACTGGACAGATAACAACCTGCGCTTTATGTCTGCAGGCTTTGACATCTTTAACGCTGATGACCGCAAGGCTGCCTTTCAAGACCAGTACACAGGTAAGTTCTTATCTGGTATGGAAGATGTTGTTGCATCTACAGTCATTGACCCACTGACATTTACGGGATTTCTTGGCAAAGGTGCAGTAATTGCATCGAAGGCAACAATGCTCGACCAGATTAACGGGCGTATGGCTCGTGCTGTATTTGGCAAAATCGCAATGACACCTGAAAAGGTTGATGCTCTAGTTGCTGCTGGTGTTAAAGGCGAAGGCGCTGCTGCTAAAGATTTACAGTACTTAGCAGATACAGATGCTGCTGAACAAGCAGGCTACTGGGCAAAGAAAAAGGTTACCAACCCTGATGCTATGGCATTTCTTTTTGGTCGCGCTAAATCTGTAGAAGAAGTTGGCGAAGTATTTAGTGCTATTACTGGCAAGAATACAAAGGCTATGGCTGCCCTTGCAGAGCGTGACCCAGAGACTGGTTTAGTTCTTGAGAAGTTCCTTAATGGTCCATCGCATGCAGAGCGCCAATTGCTAGATGGCAAACTACAGGGCGACATTCTCGTATCAGAAGAACACAACGCTGCTATATCTAGTTATGTAACAGATTTAATTGCATCAGATACTCGCTATTCAATGGCACTAGATAAGGTTGCTACTGGCGGTACACAACTTAAGTATGGTTTTGAACGTGGTCTTTCAAAAGGCGCATCAATTAAGGCTGGCGAAAAGCAAGCAGCCCGTACGTTTGGTGAGCCAATAATTGAAACTTTCCAAAAGACAAGCCTTCACCCAGTCATAAAGGTTGTTAACTACTTGCGCGAGGACTTGCCAGGTGGTGTGTTCAATGTCAATGATGGCAACTCATATCAAGAGTTCAATACATTCTTGCGTGAAGTCAATGACTTATCTGGTCGTACCTTTGGTTTAAAGGGCCGCGAGTTAGCAGATAACTATCTTAATGCAGCAACAGAAGCAGAACGCTTAGATGTTATTAAAAAAGCAGAACAGTCAGCACTTTCACATTTATTTCCAAAGTACTCACAAGATGAGATTGATACCCTGTATCAGTTATTTGACTCACGCCGTGCTGGTGCCATTGCAAAGCATAAGGACCAAGGTTTCATTTCCTACTTTGTAGGCGATAGTATTCAACATGCAGTTGCTCCAATTCTTAATCGTGAAGCAGCCAACACTGTCATTATTGCTGACATGCGTAAACTTAAGTACGCTATTGATGCACATGAAGGCTCTCTTAAGATGTTGCTTTCAAGTGTTGACACACAAGATTTAGCATTGCGTGGACAAAAGGGCTTAGCAGCCCTTGACACTATCAATGATATTTTCAAGACATCTGTACTTATGCGCCTTGGATATACAGTCCGAAACGTAACAGAGGCTCAACTATCTATGGCTGCTAAGGGCTTTGCCCTTCCAGGTATGTTCCTTGCCAATGGTAAAGAGGGAGCAGCACGCTTCTTTAATAACCGTAAGACTGGTTTCTCACGTTTAGGTGACCACATCAATGTGATGCTTGGTCGAACAGATGACTCCAAGGTTCTAGCCGATGAAGTTGGTCGTTACGTTGATGCATTACGCAACGATGACATGACTAGCAATCAGATGGCTAAGCATATTAACCAACGCTTAGGTGAGTTACTAGATAGCCAAAAAGGTTTCATTGACCGCCAAGGTCCAATGCCTGAAAAGGGTGGACGACCACTACGCGTTGAAGATGAAGTTAAAATTCTTATGGGCGCTTTGTCAGATTTAGAATCAAAGGTTACATACCACGGTTCTTCAACTCGCTTTGACATTAACGAGGCTCGTTCTCTTTCTACATCTGGTGTTAAGTCAATCGCTGACCGTTACGCCAAGGGTGGAACATTCCACTCAGTAGAACAGTACATTGAGACTCCATCTGGTCGCCCAGGTCGTATTGGTGATAAGCCAATGGAGCACCCACGCAGCGAACCATGGCAAGGCCCTTTAACTCTTGAACAAGAACTTGCTAACCGTATTCATGCTGGTGGCTTTTCTGTCAATGGCGTAACCTATGACTCTCCAAAAAGTGGTTATATGGTTGCTCGCGCTACTGGTGGGGTAACTCTACCTTCACAAAGCGTTGATGAAACTATTGGTCATATCAAGCAGTACCTTGAAAAGAATCGTGCTGTGTTTGAGAAAGACCCAACGCTTCACTTTGGTGGTTGGTACAATAAGCAGGCTAAAGAATTAGTCTTGGACTTCTCTGACAATGTTGCCAAAGAAGATATTGCTACTACACTTGGCACTAATCGTGACCAGTACAGTATCTGGGATATAAAGAACTCTAAAGAAATATCAACAGGAGGAACGGGTGGCAGCCTTGGAAAATCAGAATACGAAAAGCACCCCGACAGCATCTTCGGGGAAGGAACGGTTGTTCGTGTCAATCCCGAAGAACTTTTATCAAATGTCCGAAGCGGAACAGTCGGAGTGGGTCGCAAACCTAGCACAAGCACTGCACGGCAAGAAAGACTAAAAGAAGCCACAATCAAATTGCAATCAGATATGATTGATGCAGTTAATGCAGGTAAGAAAGTTGAAATTAAGAAGGGTGCCTCTTGGCAAAAAGTTAGGGCTATTGACTTTGAAACCCTTGTACTTGCTGCAGAAAATGGCGAAGAAGAAACATTACTTTTCAAGAACATGACTCACCGCCCAGTCTTTCGCGTTGGGTTTAACGAAGGCAAGACAGCACAGGTTCGCTCTTACGGTAAGGCACTAACCCTTACTAAGAAACCACAGGCAGAATTTGCTGCGGGTAAAGGCGATATGACACCAGCAGATATTGTTGGCTCATGGCGCAACTTGCCAGCAGAACTTAAAGCAGAAGCCTTTGGTAATAAATCTTCTAACTTTAATACATGGCTTAAGACAAAAGGCTGGCAGAACAAAGATGATGCAGTAACCCGTTGGGCTACAGACAATGGATACGGCAGTCTTGTTGTTGCAGATGATAAGCGTGCTGCTGGACAAAGCCACATTATTCTTCCTGGCGCTATTGGCTCATCGGGCCGTGAACGCCAAGTAAAGCAATACATTAAGTCACTGCAAGAAGGCGTATTGCCTCAGGCTATGGCAGATGTTGCAGTTGATTTTGAGGCTGCCAATATGACATCTGCAGAACGCCGTCTTGCAAGCCGTGCTTCACGCAAGCGTGCTCGCTCAGGCATTAGAGATAACGCTGTATCGCCTTACTATCTACAAGATGGTTTACAGGCCATGATTAACAACGGTATCGAAGATGCTGCTGCAAACATTGCTCGTAGCAGGGCTGCATCTCTTGCAGCACTTGATGACACAGTTACTCGCCTTGGTGCTCGTATTGATGTAGCAGAAACTAACGCCGTTAAACAGCGCGTTGGTTATGGCTATCATCAGATTACTGCTGGTGGACACAACTACGAATTACCTAAGGCATATCAAGATGCAACATGGTTTTTTGGTCGTACTTCTGCTGAGCAGACTTGGAACAACCAAGTATCTAATCAGGAAATGGCTTTCCTTACAGGCATTGGCTCACGCAGCGTTCGCCTAATTCAACCTACTGACCCACGCTACTTTGAAGGCTGGGCAAACATTCTTAACATGCACTTCCGCGACCCTGAGACAGGCGTTATGGATGATGTTGTTCGTAGGATTCTTGATAACCAGTCTGATGATGCAATCCTTCAATGGTTTCATACCCGCGAAGGAAGCATCTATGCTAACTCAACATACACTCAACCTGGCAAGTACTTTGGTTTCCACAAAATAACAAGCGGTGAGATGGATGAGAAGTTACTTGAAAAAATAAACATTACTCGTGGTGGAGTTAGGGCTTATATCCCAGACAACGAAACAGCAGTAATCCTTAGCAGTTCTAGGGAAGATGGCAAGCCACTTACTGGTGGACAGATTCAGCAGTTCCTAACAGAACGCTTTGCTGTTGCTCCTGAGAAGTTGCCACCACTTAACGGTTTACTTGTTGTAACATCTAAGGAATATAAGGACCAAGAACGCATCATTGACACTGTTAACCGCCGTGTTATGCGCTTCCTTGGCTCACTACCAGAAGATGTATTTGCTCGTCACCCACTAGCATCTGCTATGTATGACAAACAACTTAAACTTAATATCGGTGCTATTAGCCGTGTCAAGGGTGAGGAAAAACTTACCGCTAATGAACTTAACCGTGCAGTAACTCACGCTCGTGAGACTTCACGCCAAGAAGTTGAAAAGACTTTGTTCACTATTGTTCGCCGTAGTGGTGCATCATCTAGCCGTGTAGTTAAACTACTCTTTCCTTTTTACGCAGCCTACGAAAACACTATCCGCCGTTGGGGTGGTATGGCGATGGAGGACCCATCGCTTATCGCAACAGCAGGCCGTACAATCGCACAGGTTGTACATGGTCAAACAATCATTGACCAAGATGGTAACCGCATCACAGATGCAAACCAGTTACAAGGTGGCAAGATGGCTAACCTTGTAGTGCGTGTACCTCAAGGATTCATTGACTCACTGCCTAAGGCATGGCAAGGTATTGTTCAAGATTCATTTAAGAACATTAACATTCCACTTAACAGCCTTGATGTTGTGACACAGGGCCAGCCAGGTAACCCAGGCTTTGGCCCATTTGCAGTTCTTCCAGCGTACTTAATACTTAAGGAACGCCCTGAATTAGAAGATGCTCTCAAGGTATTCTTCCCAGCGGGTATGCCACAGAAAGCAACAGACTTGTTCCTACCAAGTGCAATGCGCCGTTTGAGCACTGTGTGGAGCAGAGATGACTTGTATGTTCGCTCATACAATCAGATGCTTCGCTATGAGACTTACAACTTTAACCAAGGCAAGCGCACTACCGCTCCAACGGTACAGGAAATTACAGATAGAACTAATAAGTTCTTCTTCCTTCGTGCATTGACTTCTATCTCAGCGCCATTTGCCGTGGCACCTGAGGTTGACTTCTATGCTCAGACATACCGCCAATTCCAGCAGCAATATGCTGACTACCGCGACCCACAAACTGGTGAGCGTGTAATTGGAATGGCAGATGCCAAGTTCCTTGAAATGTATCCAGATTTCTTTGAGGCCACAATTAGCCAGTCAAAGAACGAGGGTGGCTTAGAGCCAAGCGTTCAGACTGTTCGTAACCTTAAAAAGTTTAGCAACATTATGGCTAAGGCTCAAAGTTCAGGTGATAGCGAACTTCTAGGCTTTCTTGCTAACGATGGTGATAACCAGTACACATTTTCACAGGCTGCCTACCAATGGCAGTACAAGCATGGTGCAACACCAGGCAGCGGTAGCACATACCGTCAGAACCGTACAGCCAATGAACTTCTTATTGAAGCCAATGTCAAGCGTGGTTGGGCACAGTTCCAAGACTTGATGGGCCAAATCAGTACATACCAAAAGCAAAACGGTATCATTGATAATAAGGACCCAAGCATGGCAATCATTAAGCAAGTTAAAGCAGTTTGGCTTGACCAGATGAAGAAAGAAAATCTTGACTGGTACTCAGCCTATGCTTCCCCAGATAGAGCAAAGTATGAACGCCGCGCAACCATCCTTGATGATGTCTTTAAAGACAAAAAGTGGATGGCTCAAAACGGCAACCGTGCTGTTGTAAAGCAAGCCCTCGTCTATCTTGATGGGCGTAAACAAATTGCTGCAATTCTCCAAGAGCGTGATAACGCTGGTGGCTCAGGAAGCATGAGTGCTAAAAGCAACGCAGATGTTGCTCAAGTATATCAAATGTTTGTGGACGAACTAACCAATGGTAGTCCAGAGTTTGAACAATTTATTAACCGTTACTTCGCAAATGATTCGGTGGTGCTCTAATGACAACTCCAGTAGAAAAAGGTGCAGCAGCAATGGGTGATACCACTGTTAAGAAGCCTGCAGCCACATCGTCTGGCACTGTTGATTTTGCGGCGTTATTCAATGCAGTAAAGTCATCAGGTGGTGGTACAACATCTGGTACAGGTGGAGCAGTCTTTACAAAGCAAGAAGCCGATTACTATGTTCAATCTGTATATCAGCAAATGCTTGGGCGCAATGCCACAGGTAATGATTATTCAAAAGCAATCAGTCTTATTATGGCTCAGTCACAAGATACAAGCCCTGCTGCTCGGCAGCAGGCTCTCACCAATACAATTACCCAGTCACCTGAGTACAAGATAAAGCAAGATAATAAGTATCTTGATGTTATCTATCAGTCAGTTGCAGCCGATGTTAGAAAGGCGCAGGTACAATAATGGCACTTACGCTTCCGCAACTTCAAGAAAAAATCGGTCAAACTAAGATTGGTATTGTTCAGTGGAACTCTGTAATGGACAAGTCCAAGGTTGGTACTGATGACTATAATAAGGCTAAGACACAATATCAAGCCTCTTTAAAACTTCTTAAAGATTATCAATCACAAATTGATGCTCTCCAAAAGGCTGCTACAACAAAAGATACAACTGCTAAAAATAAAGCAAAAGCAGTTGCAGATGCAGAAGAAGCACAGCGTAAGGCAGATAAGGCTGGAACACCAGTACTTAAGTATGACCCTAAGACTGGTGCAAGTCTTGCTCCAGGTACTGCTGCCTATGATGCAGGTACCACTACTCGTCCTTCTGTAACTACAAGAACACCAGAAGATACTGCTGCAGCAGCAGCAACTGCAAAAGAAGCCGCTGCCAAAAAAGAAGCAGATGCAAAAGCAGCGGCTGCTAAAAAGATAGCAGATGCAAAAGTAATAACAGACAAAGCAGCAAAAGCAAAAGGTGTTGCAGATGCTGCAGTTACTGCAAAAGAATTAGCACTAAAAACAATGTATGTTGACTACCTACGCTCAACCTTTGCTGGCTTAGATAACAAAGACCAAAAGACTCAGATTGATGCGCTCTTTGATAAAGCATCAGCCGAAGGCTGGACAGCAGACCAGTTCCAAATGCAACTTGAAGGTACCTCATGGTGGCAGACAACGCTACCTAGCCTACGCTCATGGTATTTAGATACCCATGACCCACGCAAGCAGTCAACTACTGTTGAGTTAATCCGTAACAAGGTTGCCTCTGTATCTAGTTACTTAGAACAACTTGGTTTAAACGTGCAAGGAATTGACCCTATAACAGGCAAAGCATTTGATAAGACTGGCTATGTCAGTGGTATTGCACAGGAAGCCGTTAAGAACGGCTGGGATGATAACCAACTTAAAGACTACCTTGCAGGACAGGCAGCCATTGTCTTTACTGGTGGTGGAGAGATTGGTAGTTCACTATCTAAGATTCGTGATACTGCCTATGCCTATGGTGTTAGCCTTTCACCTGAGTATGAGAAGATAATTAACAACTCACTACTTGACCCAACAGATGCCAAAGATGCAAACTATTACATTGCAGAGATGCGCCGTCAGGCGATTGAAAACCCTAACAATGTTGCATTTAAAACTGCACTTGATTCAGGACGAACACTCTATGAAGCAACTCGTGCATACCGAGGACAGATGGCTAGTCTACTTGAAGTAGATGAAAGCAATGTTACTTGGAATGACTTGATGAAAAAGACTATTGATACAACTACAGGTGCTGCTCGCACCTTTGCAGACTTTACTAAAGAAGTTAAATCAGACCCACTATGGCAACAGACACGCAATGCTAAAGAAGTCTATAGCACAAATGCACTGGACATGGCTAAGATGTTTGGAATGGTGGGCTAATGCGCGACCCAGATTTATTCAGCGGAACGGTAACATCACTCGGTGCACTAGATGTACTTGCGGCACCAGTAGTAGCAACTAAGGCACCAGTACTTACTGACTCTCAAATGGATGCACGATTGCGTGCTGCAGCAACTGCAACTACTGTAGTAAGTACTGCTGTACCTGTAGTTACAAAGGCTGCGGTTACATTTCCAGCAGCGGGAACATTTATCCGTTGGGATTACCAAAACAATACTTCTACAACTGGAACACTACGCCGTGCAGTAACTGCAGACGGTAAGGGTGGAGAAAAGGTTTCTACTGTTACTGAAAAAAATCCTGATTTTGTATCAGGTTCTCGTGGCGGAGGCACTGCTGTTACGGGTGCTACTGGTGCAACAGATACCACTGGTTACAAAACCGTAGGTGGAGTACTTCAATTTAATGGTGCACCTTTTACTGGCGTATACAACGGACAGACTTATACCAATGGAATAGTCAAAGTTGGAAACCCAGCCAATTCTACTGCTGGTAACTTTGGTGGTAGCGGTACAGTTGGTGACCCATTTACACAAGATGGCAAACCATTTAGTGGAACTATGTTTGGTTCAACATATAAGAACGGTGTCATTGTAGATATTGCAGCGCAAACTGCTGCTGATATAGCAAAACAAGGACGACTTGCAGCCAATGTTGAGTATGCCAATACCATGAAGGGCCTTGGCCTACCTCAAGATTTAGTTGATGAATTAGATAGTTTAATCAAAAACGATTACACAAAAGCACAGATGTATTTAGAGTTAATCAAAAGCCCTGCTTACAAAGCACGCTTTCCTGGCATGGATGCTCTACGCGCTGCTGGTAAAGCAGTTGACGAAGGCACATATATCAATATGGAAAAGGGTTTCTTACAGACCCTGCAATACTACGGCATTGACAAGAACATCTTTGGCACTACTGCCGAAATGGGTAAATACATTGGTGGGTTAACTTCACCAAAAGAGTTTGAAGATAGAGTAGCCCTTGCATCACAAGATGTTGAAAAGAACCCAGATGTTCTTGCAGAACTTAATTTATACTACGGTATAGACAAGTCAGCAGCAATCACATACCTTCTTAATCCAACAATTGGCCTAGATTTAATCAAGCGCCAAGCCCGTGCTGCTGAAATCGGTGCTCAGGCTGCAAAGTCTAAGTTTGATTTTGGTCAAACTGCAGCAGGTTACGGAGTTGCTGAATCATTCATTAACGCCGCTGGAACTATGGACCTTGCATCCCTTGATGTTACATTCCAACAGTCTCGTCAACTTGCAAGTAATCAAGGCAAACTTGCTGCAATTGAAGGTCAAAAATATGATGACCTTAATGCAGTAACAGCAATCCTTGGTAAAGACCAAGCAGCAATCCTTGAATCACAGCGCCGCGCAGCGCGTGAGGCAGCACGCTTTGGTGGCGGCTCTGGCTTAGGAGCAGGCTCGTTGAAATCAGAAAGCGCAATATAAAAGAATCCTCACTCAGACCCACCAGCCCTGAGGAGCGTACAAGACTGGTAGCAATAGCCAACTTGGTTTCCCCGAACCTTGTTTGTGGATTGCGAATACAACCAACAAAAGGGAGATAGGTAGATGGCTACCAACTACAACGAGTACGATGATGAAGATGACGACTTAACCACCGATGGTGGAGACGTTGTTAAGCAACTACGCAAGGTAAATCGCACGCTTGAAAAGCGTTTGAAAGAACTTGAGGTAGAAGCAAATGGTCTGAAAAATCAGACACGTCAACGTACTGTCAAGGATGTTCTATCAGCAAAGGGTATTAACCCTAAAGTCGCAGCATTTATCCCACAGGATATTGATACTACAGAAGAAGCCGTGTCAGCATGGCTTACTGAGTATGGCGATGTGTTCGGAGTACAGGCTCCAGCCGATGAAAAGGCTAAGGACCCTGCTAACGCAGCACAACGCAGAATCCAAGATGTGATGCAAACAGGTACACCTCCAGGGGTGGACGAAGATGCACTTGCAAGGATTTTAAATGCTACATCGGCTGCTGATTTGAGTGCAATCCTTGGCGTTCAAACATATAACTAAAAAAACTACCAATCACCAGGAGGTGAACTATGGCTACAGCGTATACAGATTCGTCAGCACTTGCTGGCTTAATCAAAACCGCGTATGACCGCTATGTAGAGTTCGCGCTTCGTGCTCAGCCACTGATTCGTTCAGTTGCAGACAAGCGCCCCGCTCAGCAAGCAATGCCAGGTTCAAGCGTTGTATTCTCAATCTACAATGACTTGGCTGCGGCAACATCCGCACTCTCATCAGAAACAACTGACCCAGATGCAGTAGCACTGTCAGATGTTTCAACCGTTTCAGTATCACTTGCTGAATACGGCAATGCTTCACTTGTAACTCGTAAGTTACAATTGTTCTCACTATCAGATGTTGACCCAGCAGTGGCTGACATCATTGCGTTCAACATGGCAGACTCACTTGACAAGATTGCAATGGAAACATTGCGTACTGGTACAAATGTTATCTACGGTGGTTCACGCACATCAACTGCAACAATCACAGCATCTGACACAATCACTTCTGCAAACATCCGTAAGGCTGTTGCTAAGTTGCGTTCAAACAAGGCTGTTCCACGCGAAGGTTCACTCTACTGGTGTGGTATCCACCCAGAAGTATCACATGACCTTCGTGCAGAAACAGGCGTTGGTGGATGGAACGACATGCACAAGTACGCAGAAACAGGAACAGGTCAGTTCTGGCCTGGAACTATCGGAACATTTGAGGGTGCCTACTTCGTAGAAACACCTCGTATGTACCGTGGCATAGATGGTGCAGATGGTTCAGCATTTGCTACAACTGCAGTAACTGTTGCTGGTACATCAGCAGGTTACACATTTGGTGTTGCTTCAACATCAATCATTGCTACTTCTGCAGAAGCAGGAGATAAAATCTCAGGTACAGGCGTTGCATCAGGTGCAAAGATTACATCTTTGGTTACATCAGGTTCAACTACTACAATCACTGTTGACACTGCTAACACAGCAGCAGTAACAGCGACAACCGTTGTAACAGTAACTCCAGTAGTTGCTAACTACCGCACAATTCTTGCTGGAAAGCAAGCACTTGCTGAGGCAGTTGCACAGGAGCCAAACGTTATCATCGGACCAGTCGTTGACCGCTTGATGCGTTTCCGTCCTATCGGTTGGTACGGAGTCCTCGGATTCTCACTATACCGTCAGGCTGCGTTATACCGCATTGAGACTGGTTCATCAATCCAGTCATAATTTGATAGCAGAGGGCGGGAGTTAGTTTCCTTTCGCCCGCCCTCTGCGCTTAAAAGGAGGATAAATGGCAGAGTACAAGTTTGTACCACCCACAGTATTTGAAACACCTATAGCGTGGGATAGACTGTTTATTCGTTACGGTATCCACCGTGGAGTATCTGTCCTTATGATTGATGGGCTATACTCTAGTTATCGCTTCCCAGCACAGACAGACATTGCAGCATCCTCTGAACACTATCTAGGTGGACACGAGTACACTATTGATGAGGCAACTAAAAACCGCCTAACCGATGCCTCTATCGGTGGCGTATACGGGGAGAACATAACAGCACTATGAGTCTACATCAGAGAACCCAGCACCCTGAGTTTGTTGAAGGCTGCTTTGGTTGCAAGATTAGTACATTAGAATTAGGCACTGGCGATGCAGGTCGTGCAGAAAACATGCCACAAAAGAAGTGGAACAAAGAGTTAGACCTTTACAAGTCTGCTCGTGAGCAAGGTATACAGCCTGCAGGCACATCTACAAAACAAATTCAAACAGCAATAGATGCTTCCAACAAAGTTGGCAAAGCATTTGATGCCAATACGGGAGGATTTAAGGGATGACAGCCATCGTAGGTATTCAGGGAAAAGGCTGGGCAGTTATAGCAGCAGATTCCATGACTACCTATGATGACAAGCCATACTTTTCCAAAAGTTTTGAAAAGGTAACACGCAAGGGTGATTATGTATTTGCCTTTGCAGGTGATGCCATTGCTGGCAATATAGCGAATTTTATATGGGCACCACCCAAGGTGATAAAGACAGTGCCTACGGATATATTTATACAGACAAAGGTTCTACCTTCCTTGCGCGAAGTTATGACAGAGAACAATTATGCACCAAGCACAAACGATAAAGATGCTGGTTTTGATGCTCTTATCTGTTTAAACGGAATTATCTACGAAGTAGACCAGGACTATTTATGGTCAAGGGATGACCGTGGATTGTACGCAGTAGGAAGCGGTGGCTCAATAGCACTAGGTGCATTAGCCACTGGCTTCAACAAGAACTCTATGAAGGCTGCAGAGTTTGCAGCACGCAGGGCAATTAAGATTTCTGCCGACTACACAATTAGCGTTGGCGGGGATATAAAAGTCATAACACAAAAGGGGAATATCATGGCAGCAGCAATGAAGAAGGTTACAAAAAAGGCAGCATACGCAGCCTTTGAAAAGACTGAGCCAAAGGCTCAGAAGAAGATGGAACTTAAAAAAGGCGAATCAAAAGCCCAGGTTAAAAAAGAAGTTTCAAAAGGCATGTCAATGCTAAAGAAAAAGGGCAAGTAATCATGTGCTCTACATGCGGCTGTGGGAGTACCCAAGTCAACCAAGACGACAACTTTGGAACAGTTAACCCATACGGGATTGGTGGCCGTGACGTTAATACGCCACCTGTTGAAATCAAAGGAAACAAATAAGGAGTAAGTAATGGCAACTGGATATGACGGAAGTACACTCGTAGCAGAGTTGAATCGGCTTGCTAACTCAGGCACATACCCAGCCCGTACTGCCTTCCTAGAGGCACCAGGGGCTGCTAATGCCTATGCTGGCACAACTGGCAAGGATTTACTGGGAGCACTTAACTACAAGGCTAGTGCATCTCGCCAGCCAAATGACTATAAGGGTTTAAACGCAGTATGCAACGAACTTGCTGGCACTACTGGTAAGTCAGCCGTATCAGCCTTAAGGAGCATTAACCTGTGAGCACTCTTGAACAGATGACTGACCGTATTGAGACACTTCTCCACGGCTACAGCATGAACACTGAATCAACCACTTGGCTAACTGCTGCTATCACTGATGCAGTAACTACCAGCATCGCAGTTAATGATGCAAGCGTTGTTAGCCGTGGCTTTGCACAAGTAGGCGATGAACTCATGTATGTCAATAGCACCAACAACATTGATAACGTGTTAACCCTAGCCCCATGGGGGCGCGGTCAGCGTGGCTCAGTTGCTGCTACACACGATAACCTTTCTAAGGTTATTACTGCTCCAGTCTTTCCACGTTATGAAATTAAGAAAGCAATTAACGATTCACTTAACTCTGTTTATCCTCAAGTCTTTGGCATAGGCCAGTATCAATTCAGTTACATTGCTGCTCGCACAACCTATGATATTCCAGATGTAGTTGAGAATATCCTTTCAGTTACTCACGCAGTTATTGGTCCATCTAAAGAATGGTTACCAGTGCGTGCGTGGCAGATTGATAGAACTGCCAACCCGACAGCCTTTGGCGATGGTACTAACTTTGGGCACAGCCTAAGCGTATATTCACCAATCGTTCCAGGACGATTAGTTAACGTGGCTTATGCCAAGCGCCCAACACTTTTTGATATTAACTCTACAGCAACACAAGAGATGTCAACCGTTACTGGATTGCCATCGTATGCAGAAGATGTGCTTATTTATGGCGCAGCCTTTCGTATGGTTTCATTTCTTGACCCTGCACGCTTGGGTCCACTATCTGCAGAAGCAGATGTGCTCGATAATCAACGCGGCCCGGGCTCTGGTGCTAATGCAGCCCGCTTCTTGTTCAATGTTTACAATACTCGTTTAAACGAAGTGGCGGAGAACATGCGCCGTCAATTCCCCGTTCGTTCACACTATCAGAGATAAGGCACCCACATGGCAGCAGGCGACCCAGGAGTACTCAAGCGGAACTTTTCCGCTACAGCAATTCAAACATCATTAGTTAACACTTTGGCAGCAGCAGGAAGTGGCGATACAACAACAAGCGTTGCCGTTGTATCTATCAGTGGTTTTCCATCAACATTTCCTTACACGCTCATTATTGACCCAGATGGTTCAAAAGAAGAAGTAGTAACGGTTACTGGCGGAACATCAACCAGTCTTACTATGACCCGTGGGCAAGACAATACTGCTGCTGTCTCTCATGCTGCTGCTTCATCTGTACGCCACGGTGTATCTGGGCGCGACTTTAAAGAAGAACAAACTCACCAGGCTGCTCGTGGTTATGACAATGACACAGCCATTCTTGCCTCTGCTGGACTAACACATATTCATGGACTTGCAGCCAACGATGGCAATGTCGTTGGTTCAGACCAATTAGTAACTCTTACACGTAAGACTCTTACCGCTCCCACCATTAACGGTGCAACCCTTACGGGTACAGTAAGTTCAACAGCATCTATTGTTGTTAGTGGCGCAGGAACAATTACTGGTCTATCTAGTGCAGGAATGAGTACATCTAGTGCAGCACCTAAATCCTATGTTGATGCAATCCTTGTGCTACAAACTGCAAGCCAGACCGCTGCGGCGACATCGGCAACAAGTGCCGCAACATCTGCATCTAGTGCTGCAACATCGGCCTCATCTGCTTTAACAAGCCAAACCGCAGCAGCAACAAGTGCTACATCTGCTTCAACTAGCGCAACATCTGCAGCAGCATCTGCAACTGCTGCTGGCACGTCGGCTACATCTGCAGCAGCCAGTGCAACTAATGCTGCTACATCGGCTGCCAGTGCAGCCGCTGCTATGACTAATGCTGTGACCAAGAGCACATACGCTTCTACTGGTTCTATTCTTGTAGCCTCTGCTGCTAGTACGCCAGCCAATCTATCTATTGCTACAACTAGCGGTTGGGTACTTGCATCTACTGGTACTACCGCAGCGTGGGCAGCACCTGCTGCTAGTTACACGGCACCAACACTGGGTACAACAGTTGTAACATCAGGTGTAACTATATCTAACTTGGCTGCTATAACAATTAACTCAACTACTATTCCTACATCTAAGACTTTAATAGCAACAGATTCAACTGCTCCTGCAAGTACAGTAGCCGTTGGAGCATCTGGTATTGGTTATGTGGGTATCCCACAGAACGCAACAACTACTGGTGCTGCAACAATAGCCGCAGCCGATAACGGCAAGCACATCCACTGTACTGCTACTCGTACACTTACCATTGACTCAAACGCGAACCTTGCTCTGCCAATCGGTTTCACATTCTCGGTTACTGCCGCTACTGGTGCAACAGTTACCATCGCAATCACAACTGACACGATGTATCTATCTCCTGCTGGCACAACTGGTTCTAGGACTCTAGCCGCATTTGGTATGGCTACTGCAATCAAGATTACATCTACAACTTGGATGATTAGCGGAAGCGGTCTTACCTAATGGCTGGCATTCAACAGGCTCTATTTGGTTCATACGGTGCGCTTGTTGGCGATTTCGAGTCAATCGCTAGTGCTAGTGGTACTGGTTCAAGTGGAGTAATTACCTTCTCGTCTATTCCTAGCACCTATATGCACTTACAGATTAGGTCTATCGGAAGATGCACTGCGGCGACTGACGGCATCTTGCTTCAATTCAATGCTGATACTGGTGCTAACTATTCGTGGCACAGACTTATGGGTGACGGTGCTTCCCCGTCTGCCGCATCGTCTGTTTCTTCATCTAGCATCGAATTGCCGCCAAATGCTTATTCAGGTTTGGGAGCCAACATCTACGGAGTGGTGGTATTAGACATTCTCGATTATGCGAATACAAACAAATACAAGACAACTCGCGTGATGGGTGGATATGACAATAACGGCTCTGGGTACTTAATGTTTAATAGCGGCAACTGGCGCAGTACATCAGCGATTACATCGCTCACGCTCAGCACTAACTCAGGTTCTTGGGAAGCAAACAGTCGCTTCGCCCTCTACGGAATTAAATAAATGACTACCTGCATCGAAGCGAAAACTTCAACAACAGTCAATGGCTACCGCAAACTATGGGTAGGCAAAAAGAATGTACGCGCTCATCGTTGGGCTTGGGAACTTGTCAATGGCAAGATTCCAGATGGATTGGTCATTGACCATATATGCCGTAATCGTGCTTGCGTAGCACTAGACCATCTTCGAGTTGTTACTCAACAAGAAAACATTATGGCTGGACTTCACAACATTGACAATCGCTCCGAATGTAATCACGGGCATACTTTTGAGGGGAACATAATGGTTCGCAAGAATGGCAAACGAGAGTGCGCTGAATGTAATCGTGTTCGCGCTCGTAAAGTTTGGGCGAACAGGAAGGTGGGGTAATCATGGCTAAGACTTACGACCCAATCGAAACGCAGACACTCGGCTCAGCAGCAGCCTCAGTTACTTTCAGTTCGATACCTGCTACCTATACGGATTTGGTGTTGGTGTGTAATACCGCCTCGTCTGCTAGTAATCCTGATTTACTTATGCAGTTCAATGGTGATACTGGCACGAATTATTCTGACACGGTATTGACTGGCAACGGAACTACTGCATCAAGCGCAAGGCGTTCCACACAAGCAACTATCAGAGTTGGTTATTCTGCCGCACCTGACACCTCTACGGCATTTCATAATGCCGTCATCCATATAATGAACTACGCCAATGCAACTACAAATAAAACTGCGATTGCACGAAGCAACCACGCTAGTTATGGAACTGACTTAACTACTGGCTTGTGGCGTTCAACTGCCGCAATCACATCGGTATTATTAAAAGTATCTTCATCTACTTTCGCAGTTGGCAGTACCTTCACACTCTACGGAATTAAGGCCGCCTAATGAGTACCCACATCAAAATCTCCACCATCACAGTCGGCTCTGGCGGTGCGGCAAGCATTGACTTCACAAGTATCCCTGCGACTTATACGGATTTGTTCGTACAGATTTCATTAAGGTCAAACTACGCAAACCCATACTCCAATCCGATAGTGAGATTCAACGGGGCTACTACTAACTACTCAGGCAAACAACTTTTAGGTAATGGTGCTACTGCATCTAGTTCGGGTATGAATTATACTGATGGAATTGATTTACCTACGATGCCAGCCGCGACTAATACGGCTAATGTTTTTGGTAGTGCTGGCTTATACATACCAAACTACGCATCAGCCAATTATAAATCGGTCTCAAACGAAGGCGGCGAAGAGTTCAATAGCGCAACCGCATATCTTATGCTAGTAGCAGGGCTTTGGTCTAATACTGCCGCGATAAATCAAGTGACTATTGTGGACAAATTAGGCTCGCTCGTTCAGTATTCCAGCGCCACCCTCTACGGCATCAAATCTAGTTAAGGAGAAACAAATGACCAGACCAACAAGAATCGAAGTTGATTGCACGACAGGCGTGGAGACAATCCACGAACTGACCGATGCAGAGATAGCACAACGCGAGGCTGATGCTGCCGCATACGCGGCACAGAAAGTGTTAGATGATGCAGAGGCCGCAGTGAAGGCAACTGAGAAGGCCGCCGTACTCAAGCGGTTAGGTATCACCCAAGAAGAGGCAACGCTTCTACTTTCGTAATTCTATTTAAGGAGTCATAGTGGTATCAAGAGCACCAGATATTACCGAGCGCACGATAATTGATTTATCGGGCCGTCTATCCACATACTATGATTTAAACGCTAATGCCTTTGATGTTGCTATTGCTGGTCTGCCATTCATTATGGCAGTAACAGATAACACACCATATAAGCGACAGACTGCAGAGTTTCGTGCTCAGCGTGTAGACCAGATGCGTGACCCAGGTGAGCATACGCTCGCAGGCTCAGGCTATTGGACACGTAGCCAGTCCTCTTGGCACTATGGCGAAGGTATCCAGTACACAGAGCCAATGGAAGGTAACGATAACGAAGTACGCTTTCGTTTCAACAACTCTTATGGCATAAACGTATGGACTCCAGGCCAGTTAACATTGCTTAAAAAGACAACACTTGTTCAGGCTTTTGCTGGCAAATGCAAGGTTGATACGGGTGCTAGTACCACTGGCGTGCCCTTTGCTGTTGCTACTGATATGAGTGTACGCACAACACAGACTACTGCAATGTATAAGATTACTACCGCTGGTGTCTCCACTGCCTTAGTTAATTATTCTTCTATTAGCAATGAAACAATCCTTGGTACCTCATCAGATGGTACATACATGTATGTGGCTACAACTGCTGGTATCTACGATGTCAAACTATCTGACGGTACAACACACAAACATTATGCATACAATGCTTTAACTGCAGAACATGTAGTTCTTAAATATGTTAAAAGCCGTATTGTTGCAGCAATGAAATTTACTGATGGCACTTACTCAGCCTATGAACTTACTTTTCTCAACAAAGGTTCAGGGGCAGCAGTTGATATTAAGACAACAATGGCGGCAAGTGCGGGAACTCTTATTAATGGCTCAACAACTGCATCTTTTTCTTGGACGTGGACTGCTATAACAGAAGGCGCAAACGCAATTTATTTCGGTGGCTACAGTGGCGACCATTCCACTATCGCTAAATTACAAGTAGATAGTTCTGGTGTCTTGGGTACCATTGTTACTGCAGCAGTAATGCCACGAGGCGAAATTATCCTTTCGCTTTATTCTTACCTTGGTACATATATTATGGTTGGAACAAATAAGGGTGCACGTATTGCAACGCTAGACCAAAACGGTGACTTAATTTATGGACCATTAGTATTCCACAATGAGAACGGTGTCTATGACTTTGAGGGCCGTGACTCTTACATTTGGGCAGCCAATACCAACGGTGTTAACTCTGCCTCAGGAACAATGCGTATCAATCTAGGTCAACCTATTACCCTTTCAGGGTACGCTCAACCTATTTCAACTGGTGTCTATGCTCGTGCAACTGACGTATATTCCGATGGTGCAACTGGTACAGTACGCTCTGTTCGTATCTTTGACTCACCAAGCCGTGTTCTTTTAGCGGTTGAAGGTTCAGGTATATGGATGGAGCATGCTACAAGCCTAGTTAGCGATGGCAAACTTCGTTCAGGTAAAATCCGCTACGACACCATGGAGAATAAAGCATGGAAACGTGTGCGTGTGCGTACCTTAAATGATACAGCCAATGGTGATATTCAGTTGTATAAACTTGGTTATGATGGCACTGAAACTGTTATCAAAACATTTATAGAAGATACGACGACTGCTGCAGATGTAGACCTAATTGATTCTTACCCCGATGTAATACCAGAGGCTGCATTTACTGTTCAATTACTTCAAAGAACTACAGATGCAACTACAGGTCCAACGGTAGTTGGTGTTGCAGTTAAAGCCCTACCTTCACCAACTCGTGCTCGTGTCATACAGATTCCGCTGTTCATGTATGACAAAGAAACAGATAAGACTGGCAACACTATTGGATATGAAGGCTATGCTCGTGAAAGATTATTTGCACTTGAATCAGTGGAAAGCATCGGAGCAACTATCATTATTCAAGACTTCACCGCTGGTGGAGAACCTATCGAATGTGTCATTGAACAGATTACATTCACCCGCGCAACCCCATCTGCCCGCAACTACTCAGGCTTTGGCGGCATTTGCCAAGTCATAGCCCGTACTGTCGTATAAGGAATACTGTTAATGAACCCAGATACAGCAACCATCATCTACTCATACTTCTTTGTTGGAATTTCCATCCTTGCAGGTGGCAGCATAATGGCAAGACATTACGTAGCAAAGCAAACGGAAGAATTGAAAGACCAGTTAAGCAAGATTATGTACGCCTTGTATAACGATGGTAAGACTGGGTTAATTAACAAAGTTGAAGAACTACTTGAACACCAACATACTATTAAAATTGATGTTGCTGTGATGAAGGCGAGATTTGATGACTCAAATAAATGATTTTCTAGCAATAGCACAAGCCGAAGTTGGTACTGTTGAAGAAGGCAAGAACAATACCAAGTATGGCAAGTGGAGTGGGCACGATGGACAGCCATGGTGTGGTTCCTTTGTTAACTGGTGCTTTGCACAACTCAAGCCAGCATTAAAGATTCCAAATTGTATTTATACCCCTGCTGGGGTGTCAGGTTTTCAAGGTATAGGAACGTGGAGC